ATAAACAATCACCTCTATTTGTTTTAATATTTTTACTCATAGTTCAACCTCCAGTTGTTTATTGTTTAACTTACTTATTCCAATGATTTTGCAAAAAGTCTTGATATTCAACCTCTTTTTGAAATTCATCAGAGCCATTATTAATAAATTCTTGGTTATATTCCAAGATATTATTAAATTCTTTATTATCAACAAATTTATTAAGTTCTAAATCTCTTAATAAATCTAATTCGTCATTATCCATACAACTCCTAGTTGTTAAGGGTTATTATAAAGATTTAGTCTTTTTGAGTTAACAAATATTTAACTAAATCGGTGTCCTTGCCTAATTAAATTCAAGCTACAACCACGTTGAATAGCTGAATTATTAGAGGCATAATTCATAAACCATGCCTCAAAATTAGGGTTGTTTTTAATATCCTGTAAATAGAATAAAAAAGCTTTCAAATGATTTTGATTGCTTTGCTTTAAATTCAAAGCCGTGCAAAATCTTTTATAAAGTCTTTTATTTTTTCTATTTAAATTAATTAAAAACATTCTTAATTAATGACAGAAAAAAAAGTAAATGCAAGTAAATAATTAAAGATAATGAAAATAGTTTTAAGGGTTGAAACACGCCTTATTTAAGACACAATAGAACAAAGCAGGAACGCCCAGTTGATTAAATTTGTCAAGATTGTGTGGGAATTGTGACGAGATTAAGACAAGCTAAATGTGTCTAAAAGATGGCTTGAATTGTGTTATAATTAAGATTCTATTGAGGGTTGAAAGATATCTTTTATATATAAAAAATATATATAAAGATTGTATACTAGTTTATATATATAAAAAGTATATATAAATTATATATCTATTATTTAGGGATAACTAGAGGTTGTATGAGATTGCGAATCATTCTCAAGATACCCCTATAGGTGCCATGGGGGGGTGTGTGGGTATGTATATACTGCTTATACATTTTATGTAGATTTGAGTGTAAACTAGATAGAGTCGCCCTGTTTTAAAGACCAGCTAACTACCTTGCTATATAGCTGGACTGTCCCAGAGGGAAGTAGTAGATGCTTCAACCCCTGGAGGGTGTTACCTTAGTATACACCTGTTTCTTACATCTGTCAACGTCTACCAGAAATAAATATTAAATCGTGTTGTCAACTAGCTGTAAACTTGTTATAATAATAAATATGAACAATAATTTTCTTCCATCATTAAGTAATAAAAGGAAGTTGACAGAACAACAACAAAACTTTCTTTCAGCTCTGGCAGTTCAAGCAAAGGGAGATATTAATAAAGCTTTGGATATGGCAGGGTATAAAGAAACTTCATACTACAACGTCATCAACAATCTAAAGGATGAGATAGTAGAGGTAGCCACAAAGATTCTAGCGAAGTCTGCTCCACAAGCTTCTCAAAAGCTAGTAGAGATTCTTGAGAGTGATGACCCCATCCCTCAAGTCAATGCAAAACTTCAAGCAGCTCAGACTCTTCTAGACAGGGTCGGTGTTGCAAAGCGTGATAAGATTGATGTTACCCATACCTCTGCGAGTGGTATCTTTTTGTTACCAGAAAAGAAAACTTTAATTGATGGAGAAGCAGAAGAGATTAGGATATTAGATGAGAAAAAGGAATAGTTCTACTATACCCTTTGGTTATAAGTTATCGGAAGATAACAGAACATTAGAGAAAGTTGATAAAGAACTTTCATCTTTAAGTGAAATGAAAGATGGTGTCAAGTCAGGAGCTTTCTCTTTGAGAGGAGCAGTTGAGATTTTAGAACATCAAACTGGTCGCAAGTTATCTCCTATGGGATTAAAGAAAATCATAGACAGAGATAGCTTTCAAAAACCAAAAGGATTATTAAGTAGAAATGACGAGACAGTATAATTATAGCTTTGCCCATAAAGCCAAGATAGCATCACGAAGAGCTGTTAAGGATAAAGAAAAAGAAATTAAAAGGCTAAGAAAGAATTTAGAAAATAAAACAACGAGACTTAAAGCTAAGAAAGAAGCTTTAAGTATTGTACAACATGGAGAACAAACGAATGAAACAAAAAGTAAAAAAGGGTTGGTTATGGAAGAAGGGCAATATAATGTCCTACCTAAATCAGTTAAAGAACTCCTTGAAAAAGAAAAAGAAAGAATAGTATTCAAACCTAATGATGGTCCTCAGACAGAATTCTTAGCTGCACCAGAGCAGGATGTTTTGTATGGAGGAGCCGCAGGTGGTGGTAAGTCGTATGCCATGCTTGTTGACCCATTAAGATTTATGCACATAAAGGAACATAGAGCCTTATTGTTAAGGAAGTCTATGCCTGAACTAAGAGAATTAATTGACAAGTCAAGAGAACTTTATCCTAAAGCCTTTCCAGGCACAAAGTTTAGGGAAGTCGAAAAGATTTGGAAATTTCCTTCAGGAGCAACATTGGAATTCGGTTATCTGGACAGAGATGCTGATGTGTATAGATATCAAGGTCAATCATATACCTGGATAGGGATTGACGAACTTACACAGTATCCTACAGAATTCCCACTCCAATATTTGCAGTCACGATTGAGAACAACTAATCAAAAAATAAAATGCTACATTCGGTGCACAGCAAACCCTGGAGGTGTCGGAGGAAGTTGGGTTAAGAATAGATATCTAGACCCAGCACCTCCTAATAATAGTTTTACTGGTGTTGATGAATTAACAAGAAAATTTATACCAGCACGATTAGAAGATAATCCATATTTAGCATTGGATGGTAAATATGAAAAGATGTTACAATCTTTACCACCAGTTCAAAGAAGACAACTCTTAGATGGAAATTGGGATGTTTCCGAAGGAGCTGCTTTTGCTGAATTTGAATATGATAAACATTGTGTAGCTCCATATGAGTTACCTAAACATTGGCAAAGAATAAAAGGAATTGACTATGGTTATGCAGCAGAGTCTGCAGTTATATGGGCAGCTTTAGACCCAACAGATGAAACCTTAATTGTTTATAGAGAATTATATAAAAAAGGTTTAACAGGAGATGACTTAGCTAAACTTATTTGGCAATATGAAAAAGAAGATAAGCTTTCTCCACAAGGAGTTTTAGATAGTGCAGCTTGGGCAAGGACTGGCACAACAGGTCCGACTGTAGGTGAAGTCTTAACAACAGCAGGACATAAACTTAGAAGAGCTGATAAAAATAGAATTCAAGGAAAAATACAAATACATGAACGATTAAAAATTAATGAGAAAGGAAGACCAAGAATGATTATCTTTAAGACTTGTCCTAATTTAATTAGAGAACTACAGGGAATACCTGTAGACCCTAATAGACCTGAAGATGTAGATACTAAAGCTTCAGACCATGCTTATGATGCATTACGATATTTAATTATGTCTAGACCTAGAAGTCCAACACCTTATGAAAGAATGAATCAAGTAAAAAAATGGATACCTTCAGATAGGGTATTTGGTTATTAATGTATAAAATATTAATACTAGCTTATTTAATTGGCAGCGACCCAGTTATAACACAACAGAATTTTGAAATGAAAGGATGGTACAATACTATGGATGAATGTAGAACTGAATTACTTAGTCAACATCCTGACCAGACTTATCAAGTCATGCGAGAGTTTGTAACCGATACTGATTTTAAATTTGATTGGTTAGTTGCAGGATGTACGAATGAAGAAACAGGTGAGAAGTTTGTAATCCATCCCACTTATCCAAAAGGTAAACCACCAGAATTAGAAGGATTAGAATTTGAATTAAATGATTTAATGGTATGATGAATTTTCCAGAAGAAGTCTTTCTGTTTATGATGTTTATCTTTATTACCTTATATCTTATCTTTAAAGTAATTCATTTTATTTAATATGCCTATATATACATTTATAAATAAACTAACTAATAAACGATATGAAAAGATAATGACTTATGAAGAGCTTATTGAATATATCAAAGACCCTAAGATTGAACAAGAATATAAACTTAATATGTTTAGATATTCTGATAATAATGGAATTAAAGACCAAGAAACAGATTGGATGAAAGACCCTATAGTAAGAGGAAATGGTGCTTTCAAACCTTATGGTAAAGTTAAGACTTCAGATGATAATAATAATTTTAAAGTAATGAAAGATAAGAAGCATTTTAGTGAAACGTAGAAAAATTAAAATAAATAGTAAAGCTAAAAGAGAAATTGACAAGTATCCGTTAGTTGAAGTCCATTGGTATGATATTGTTTCAGATTCCAATTGGCAAAGTATATCAGCTTGTCAGAAAGCAAAGCTTCCTCCTTGTGTAACTAAAGGACATCTACTCTCACAAAAGAAAGGTTTAACAAGGATTTTTGGTGATTATTCCCTATCAGAAAAAGATGAAGGGTCTATAGATGAGATTGCAAATACGACTTTGATACCTACATCTGTTATCATAGAAATTAAAAAGATTGTTGACAAACGACATTAATAAGTGTATTATTGTTAATATATATCAATATTGGAAGGTTTAAATTATATGGCTTTACTACCTGCTGCTGAGAGACAAAGTCAACTTATGCAAACTGAAGAAGTTGCAGAAGAGGGTTATGATGCTCTTGTTGGTTTAATTAATAAAAAATTTCAAGCTTGTAAAGATACTCGAAATGATGATGAGAATAGATGGTTACAATCTTATCATAATTATCGTGGAAGATATTATAAAGATATTCATTTTACTCAACATGAAAAATCTAGAGTCTTTGTTAAAGTTACTAAGACTAAAGTTTTAGCAGCTTATGGACAAATTATAGATGTATTATTTGGAACTGGTAAATTTCCATTAGTCATTCAAGAAACAGAAGTTCCAGAAGGTATTGCTAAATACGCACATATGAATCCTCTTAAAGAACAAGTAGGGGATGATAATATGCAACCGACTCCAACTGTTGAAGGAAATTTAGAATATACTCCTGGTCAACCTATGAGTCCTACTTCTAATTTAGGATTCCCTGGTGATGGTAGACCTTTAGCAAAGGGTGCTACCTTTGATTCTTTAAATGAAAGTTTCTTAGGAGAGTTAGAACCTGAATTAGAAAAAGCTGAATTATCAGAAGGACCTGGGCATCTTCCAGAATTCCCTCAAATTAAACCTGCACAAATTGCTGCACGAAGATTAGAAAAACTTATTCATGACCAATTAGAAGAATCAAATGGTAATGTTACTTTACGTAATGCTATTTTTGAATCTTGTTTATTAGGAACAGGAATTCTAAAAGGTCCATTTACTTATAATAAAACTTTACATAAATATACAGGAACAGGAAATGGTACTGCTAGAGAATATACTCCTGATTTTGTTAA